CAACTGTGTAGATTCTTTTTTATCCTTTGATTTTTTCTTTGTTTCATCTAATGATTGTTTAATAATTGCAGTTTTATCCTCTACAGATTTTTTGAATGTTTTTCCAGCCCATTTTGAAAATTTTTGTGGATTTACAAGATTATCTTGAGGCAATTCATTTTCTTGAACACCTTGAATAAACAAGTTACCAATGCCTGCACCAATACTATCATAATCAGAATTACTAATTTTATCTTCAGATATTAGTTTTAATGAAGTTGCAAGAATAGGTCCAAAGAAATCAATACCATTAAATGAGTTTACTGTTTTAGTAAATGGAGACTTGTCATCAGAAAGTTTTATGTCAGATACTTTTAATGTCTGTTTTGCATAATTTATTTTTCTAATTTTATCTATTTCTAATTTACTATCATTAGTTGAAGTATCTTCAATTTTTTCGCTTGAAACTGGACCACCCTCAGACTTAACTTCTATATTTGGTGGTGATTCATTTACGGGTTTCTGCTTATCAAAGAAGGTATCATATAACCACTTTCCAGCAAAATCACCAGCAATACCTCCAAGAAATGCTCCTGCTGGTCCCAATAATGGAGATAATACTCCAGCACCACCAACAGTTCCAAGAGATGCACCAAGGGCACCAAAGATGGTGCTACCAATAGCAGCAAATGCGGCTCTACCTATTGGTTCTTTAAATACAAAAAAGTTCAATGCAAAGTCAATCAACCCTCCAATAAGTGGTATTCTCTTTACAATAGGACTGATAAAGTTTTTGAGAATTTTAAGACCTGTTTTAGCTCCACCCTTCCCAAGCTTCCCAAGAACAGAAACTAATCCCTTTCTCGCAAGATTAGTGGCACCAGATCTAGCATACTTACCACCTAAACTTCTTACACCCCGCTCTCCAAATCTTCTTGTAGCAGCGTCTCTACCAAATCGTTGTGCATATCTTCTTGCTGCTTGTGGTGAAGTAGTTGGTGTTCTTCCAGCACCTCTTCCACTAATACCAGTTCTTCCTCCACCCCTTCCTATGCCACCTCTACGTCCAGGTCGAGTTAAATCATTTCCACTTGTTGCCATAGCAACAATTAATGCCAAGTTAAGTGCCTTATTTAAAAGACCAGAAAACTCATCAAACTTTTCAGCAGCACCATCACCCAATTTATCTTTGATAAATCCTCTAGTTGCATCATATGCTTTATATCCAGCATCAATAAAAGTTACCAATCCGTTTAATATTTTTCCTGAAAAATCTATAAACCACTCTCCAAATTTCATAATGCCCGTCACAATAGGCATTAACTTGGGTAAATGTTTAAGTAATTTTATTGCAAGATATCCAAAAATAATTTTTTTAAAAAAGTCAATAATTGATTGTAAGAAACTTGGCGCAGAAAGTTTATTCTTTTTCTTTTTTTCTTTCTTTTCTTCAGGTTTTAATTCTAATTTTTCTTCTTTTCCTTTTCTTCTTTCATCTTGATCCTTCTTTTTCTGGGTGTCAACTTTCTTTTTCTCAATAGCTAACGTTCCTTTTAAAATATCATCTATTTGAATAAGTTTCTTTTTAATTTCAATAATCTTATTTTCTTCAGCAGAAGATGCCGACTCGCCAGAGGTAGTTTCATCAACCTTTGCTAAAGAAGATGGATTAATTCTTGATGATGGTAAAAGTTTTTGAGGATCTATAACCATTTTTAGTAATTAATTATTCCTAAGATATTTGCCTTCTTCCTATCAGAAGATGACGCACTAAAGTATGGAACATCTGGAGTGCCTTTATGCACTGGAGGACTTGATTCCATATCAGAACCAGCATCAATATATGAAACTTTTGGTTTTGATTTTTTCAATGGGGTTATTGATTTGGGAGTCACACTTTTCTGAGCTAAATTTGCTGGAGATGGTTGTATGATACCACCTCTTTCTGCATGTATAGTGCCACGCACAACCTGCGGTTTGTTTGCATTTGGTCCAGTATTAAAAGAAAGTGGATCAATACCAGTTGCTGATATCTGCCTTTCTCTGGCACCTACTTGAAGAACAGATTCTCCCTGAGTAAGTCTTGCAGGTTCCTCATCAATACCCATTCCAGGAACAATATCAGGAACTACTCCACCACGTTTGTATGCCACATGAACATGATCACCATGACCTGCTGGATCTTTAGTGCCATCAATAAGTTCTACTGGATTGACTTCTTTTAATTTATTAAATTGCTCAATAAGTTTTAATATTTTACCTTGTTCATGTGTATATGCCCCAATATCTAAAGCTCTACCTTGATAATGATATGAGTCTGGACTATGACCAGACGATAAACTATATGGAGGATGTTCTGGATGTCTATGAATTTGAGAATAATCTCTTGGAGATTTTAATCTCTGTTTTAAATATCTGCCAAGTTCTCCTGATATTTTTTTACCTTCTGTCCCATAACCAGGACCTGTTTGGATTGATGCACCTCTTGGAGTTCCACCTTCATTCTCCTCAGGTTCAGATTTTTTAGCACTACCTCCCATAATAAATCTGGTTAGCATTTCAAGCGCACTTTCGGGTTTGTTTTGTTGAACTGATTGATCTGGTTGATCTCCTCTCGCAACCGTTACATCTTTCAAATACTCTGGACTGGAACCGGGAAGAACAAATTCTGTTGCATCTTCTGCTGCCAGTTGTTGAGATTGTTTCTCATCAACACCAAATTCTTTATATTTTGCTAAATTTGTTTGATATGATCTTCCTTGATAAAATCCAATCTCTGCTTGAGGATGCGTTGATATTGTTGGATAACTATATGTCTTAGTACCTTCCTTCTCCGTCCCTGTTGAAGTTGTAAAGTAATTCTTCATTGCTGTAGAATTTACTACCTCAGACCATTCTTTTGATGATGGACCCACTCCAGTAAGTTTATCGGATTTTCCAGCCAGGAATCCAAGTGGGCCTGCATGTTCTACAACTTTATTGATTTGTCTAACCTCAATTCCTTTTCCATTATCAACTGGATTATATCTAATCACATATGATTTATCATTATGAACAATGTGACTTGTTGTTTTAACCCCCTCTCCCTCAAAAAACTTTTTAGGATCAAAATCTGCTGGATCTCCATTCGGACCACCACCTTCTGCATAGGTTACTCCATTAATAACTTTTGGCATATTATTGCCACCACCAGCAGCATTCATTGCCACCATAGTATCAAGACCATACTTCTGAACGGCACCTCTACTCATTACAAACTCGCCCTTTGTAAGCATCGCTGGATTTTTATCAATACCAGGTTTTCCATCAACTTCACCACCACCATCAAATGCCTGCATACCAATACCACCCAAACCAGTTGGATCTTGTCTAAGACCTAACGGATCGACAAATTGATTTGGCATATTATTAAGAGTTCCACCACCACCAGCATCTTCTAATCTGGTGCTCTGAACCAGTGCTTCTCTTTCTCCTGCGGATTTATCTTTTGTGCTAGGTGCTTCTTCTAATGCTTGGCGGGATGTATCTGCTCTTGCCGTTTCATTTTCAACTACCTTATCTTTTCCAAGCATCTTACCAATGCCATAAGTAGTCGCACCTACAGCTGCAACTGCTCCAAGTGCAAGAGCTGTTTTTGGATTTGCAGCAGCTGCCTTAACTAATGCTGGTATAACTTTCTTTAAAAGTCTAAAACTAAATTTAGTAATTGTTGATAGAATTGTTCTTGTAAATTTACCAAACTGTGTTCCAAATAAAACATACGATCCTAGTATAGCTGGCCACCAATCACCTAAAAATCTAATAATACTTTTAACTTTTTCTTTATTTCCTGGTTTTTGATACCAGTCAAGTAATTTTATTAATGCTCTTCCTAAAAAGATTGTAGTAAAGAATTTAATAATCTTATCGAATAATGATTTAACAGGAGCAAGAACTTTTTCTGCTGCTTTTAATAATGGACTTGTTGGTTTAGTTTCTAATTTTTCTTCTCGCTTTGATCTTTTTTCTCTTTGTGATTTTTTTCTTTCAGTTTCCGCAGAAGATTCCTGTAATTTTTGATCATCTTTTAAGGTTTCAATAATACTATCAATACCCTTTAAAATATCATCAATATTTTCCTTTGTTTCTTCTGGTTCTTTATCAATAAAATTATTTAAATCAAGTTTTCCTGCCCCAGGATTTATAGTTAATGAAGAACTCGTATCTTCTGCTACAGAATTAAATTGTTTTTTTCTATCTAAAACACTATCAACAAATTTTTCAAAATCAATTTTATCATTTCTTTTTTTAAATCCTTCCTTTCTTTCTTCACTTGTTAATTGCTCTCCATCAATAGTTCCGGATGAAATTAATTCATCACGATATTTTTCATATCTCTCTCCTAAAAAATTAGCAGGAACTATCGCAGATGATTTTATCGTTGTTGTTTTGGGTTCTATTGGAGAAGGTTCGTCTCGAACAGAACCTAGTAAATCATCAAGACCCTCTGGTATATCTTCATCATCTTCTTTTATAGAACCTAAAAGATCATCAAGTCCTTCTGGAATATCTTCTTCTTCATCGTTTTTTTCTATTGTCCTTGCAGTAATTTTTTCTGTTAATTCTTTTTTTCTTTGCTCAAGCTGATAATCTCTAATCTTTTTATCAATCTCTTCATCTGAAGGCGCTTCAATTTCTTCCTCATCAACCATATCTCTTGCCATTTCATGCAAGATCGTATCATTATATCCCATCATGATACGACTATCAACATCAGAACTCTCTTTATCATCAAGAGAGTTATATGTCTTTGAAATTATGGATATTTGTTCGTCAGAAAGTTTGGCAATAAGATCCTTCCCTAACTTCTTGCTGTAGGTTTCTCTTATTTGTGCCTTACTTCTTCTAGCCATTTTGTTGTTGTTTTAATCGTTCTTCTTCCAAATGCTGTTGTAGTAAAGTCACATAAACATCTCGTTCCCAAGGAATAAGATTCTCAATCTCAGTTAATGAATATTTATGATACTGCATCAGGGCAAAATTGAGACGATAATAATTCTCAAGATCCATATGGATCATGCCTATGCGAAAAAAGATGCTAATCCCTCAAGTACGACTTCACTTTTTACTTTAGTTTTAGGATTTGTAACTTTTACTTTGTGAGATAACTTTGGCATAGTCTCAAAGAACTTTTCAATATCTTTAAATTGAGTCGAATTCATAGATTCGATAAATTCTTTAATTTCTTTTTTGGTGCAATCCGATGCAGCCCATACTTCATCTTCAGTAAATACCTGATCAATACAAGATGCCATCAATTCAAAGGATTGATCCATTGCATTCTTATCGGAGAAATTAAAATTATTTTTGATGAATTGTTCCAAAGACGGATACTTCATCTGCATCATAATAGTATCGTCTATCTTAATTTTATTTGTATGGTTATCATCTCTTTGAACTTTGATATCATTAATATCAATACTTACTTTTGCTTGAGTTTGATTATCATCAGGACAAATTATATTTACTTCAATTTCTTCTCCAACGGACTTACCACGAATGTTTAAAAATAAAAATTCAATATCAAAAGTAGGTAAAGTTTCAACCTTAATCCCCTTTGAAAGAATACAATTTTGAATTACTGTTTTTACTGCGGTTGTAATTTCTTTTGAATCTTCACTCTCTAGAGCGATAACAAGAAGTTTCTCTTCCTTTACAAGAAACGGACGAAATTGAACCGTCTCTCCAGTAGATGGCAATTCAAGTTCATATTTTGGCGTAGCAATTTTTGGTAAAGGCATAATGACCTATAAAGTTCAGTGTGATTATTTATAGAATATCTATGAAATTAATTGAGAGGAAGAATTCCTCCACCATCATTAGCATCTCCTGCATCTGGTGCTATTCCAGCAAATAATGATGATAATTCATCTTTAATACTTTTACTAGTTTCTGGATTATAAACATTATGCATAACATATCTTTTATAAGACATTCCCACAGTACATTTTAATAAATTTGAATCATCATAAGATATTGGCATCGAATTTACTGCTATTGGATATGCATCTAAAAAATCATATCTAATTTTTCTATTATAATCTTTTTCAAATTTCGTTATTTCAATATGATCTGCTTGATAACCGTCTATACCCTTTGGATATCTTACTCGATATGTATAATCTGGTTGAAGTTTTGGATTTGAAGATGTTATTTGCTCTGAAGTGAGATCATTGCCAGTTACTGGAAGATTGCCGGGGTCAATTGACCCATCAATATAATCCATCCAAAATTCAAAGAATTTAATTGGCAAATAGTTTCTACCATCAACATAAAAAGTCAAATCAATTCTTTCATCATACATTCTTCGATATGCATGTCTTTCAGTAACACCATTATAGTCATTATTAATCTCAAAAGTATTGAGACTTGAACCGGGAAGTGATGCCTCAGTGCAAGATAAAGTCAACAAATCTTGATCAGCAATCTCCAAAAAATTAGCACTTAACGATTGTGGTGGGAAAATTTTTACTTCATAGTGAGATGTTAATGCTGGCTGTAATATTTTAGATTTGAGTTCTGATACTCTTCTTTGTCTGGCCATCTAAATAATTTTTAACCTTATATAATATGTATGGCAGAAAGTATAAAAAGTAAGTACTATCCATCTCATCCTCAAAAATATAAGGGCAACCCTCATAATATTATCTGTAGAAGTAGTTGGGAAAGAAAATTTTGTAGATACTGCGACTTAAATGAACAAGTTCTGGAATGGGGAAGTGAAGAATTTTACATCCCATATGTCTCTCCCGTTGATAACAGAATTCACAAATACTTCCCTGACTTTATTATGAAAGTCAAAGAAAGCACAGGAAGAATTAAAACATATGTGGTTGAAGTGAAGCCTAGGAAACAATGTGCTCCACCAAAGAAACCAAAGAGACAGACAAAAGGTTATCTGTATGAGATGAAAACTTATGCTGTAAATCAGGCAAAGTGGAAAGCAGCAAAAGAGTTCTGTGATGATAGAAGAATTGAATTTAAAATCATAACAGAAGTCGAACTAGGTATCCGATGAACCGTATCGAACCAATCAAAAGCAAAATTAATTCTACCATGGATCAAGAGGATCAAATGGAGATGATTATGGAAGCACTAAATGATACAGTGACTCCAATTCCTGAGGTTGGGCAGTACTGCACCTTTGTTTATAAAGCTAAAACTCCAGAGATAGAATACGACCAGCACCCATTGGTGGCAGTGCTTCGTTTATATAACTGGGGATTTGAAGGTATCAACTTTCACTGGAGAAAAATAAGAAGATATACTTGGGAAGAAATCATCGGACAAGTTTACATCGTAAAGTATGAAGAGTTGGATGATTTAAAGTCAATCCAATATATGAAAATCATAGATAAATAAATAAAAACCCTGTCTAATGGCTTTTTCTAGCACCAAACTCATATTAAACATGCCAACTAAATTAGTTGTCAATGAAGAGGATGGTTCAGCTGAATTGTTTATTATCAATTCAAAAACAGTTAATGGAATTGAAGATACAACTTCCGTTGCAACTAGCACTGGTGGAAATAATTGGTCTCTTAAACCTAGATTTGTAAAAAGATATAATCGAGCAAATGACACAAATGTAAATCAACAAGAGTTTAACCAATTATTTAAATCTGAGATAAAACCAAAAGTTAATAGAGATAGAGCTGAGATTATAAATGAGAACGCAAGTGAAATTGTAAGAAGAGATTTATCTAGTAAACTTGATTATGTGAAAAACCCGACTACTGGAAAAGCTTTATCTGATACCACAGATACTCCAGCACAAGCAACTAAAAGTGACCTTGAAAATAATGAAGTTGATGGCGATGTTGTATCAAGTTCTGATGGTCAATTAACAACTTTATCTACAAATGATTTAAATATTCCAACTGCAGATGATGGTGGATTTGATTTTTTATCAGGTGGAGGAGAAGGGTCTGAAGGAGCTCCATCGCTAGAATATCCTCTTGGGATGAGAAATTATGGTCCAGATAAACCAGATAGATTAGTAATAAAAGTTTTAAATTATGAACCAAGTGGATTGCCTACAATATCAAATACTAATGGCCAACAAAGGCCAGACTCAGAAAATTCTGAAGTTGTAGCAACTATTATTTTACCTATACCAGAAGGAGTGCAGGACGGAAATATTGTCGGATGGGGTAAAGGAGATATGAATGCTGCTGAAGCAGCACTTGGTGAGTTTGCTCTTTCTGGGATGACTGATGGAGTGAAAGGAGCAAAAGAAGCAGCACAGAACATATTAAATGATATTGATACTGTAAACGGTGAAGCAAAAACTGCTATTGCTGGAATATTAGCAGGAAATGCAATCAATAAAGGTGCTCAAGTTTTAAAAAGAGCAACTGGTGGAATTATAAATCCAAACTCAGAATTACTTTTTGATGGACCATCTCTCAGAACATTTTCATTTCAGTATAAGTTTAGTCCAAGAGAACCTGCTGAAGCAAAAAGAATATTTGATATTATCAAAGTGCTCAAGAAAGCAATGGCTGTAAGAAAAAGTGACTCAACACTATTCTTAATGACTCCAAGAATTTTTAAATTAGAGTATAAAGATGGATTGACAAATACTACACATAAATATCTAAATAAGTTTAAAGATTGTGCATTGACTCAATTAACAGTTAATTATGCACCAAATCAAACGTACATGGCTTACAAAGATGACGAGGGTAGTGTTCCAGTTTCTTTTAATATATCTATGTTATTCCAAGAGTTGAATCCAATATTTTCTGATGATTATAAAGATAACGATACTATAGGTTTCTAATATGTCAAGTTATTTTTCTTATCTATCAAACTTTGATTATGTTAGTAGGTTGCCAAATTCTAAAATATCAGATTATATAACTGTTAAAAACTTTTTCCAAAAAGGTTATATAAGAGAGGATATCTTTCAAGATCTTACACATTTTACAAAGTACAAAATAATTGGTGATGATCGACCAGATAATGTTGCATATAAAATTTATAGAGATGCCTCATTAGATTGGGTTATTTTATTATCAAATAATATTTTGAATATACAAACAGAATGGCCATTAACTCAATATGATTTTGATAATAATATGTTAGAAAAATATGGAACTTATGATAATCTTTATGCAGGAATTCATCATTATGAAACAACAGAGTTAAGAAATGGTGATGATAACATAATTGTTCCCGCAGGATTAAAAGTCGATCAAAATTTTAGTATTGAATATAGCATGTTAAATGATGGTTCTATTAAACTATCCAGACCAGTTAGATCTGTAACAAATTATGAATACGAAGAAACAATACAGACCGAAAGACGAAATATCTACGTTTTAAAATCTGCATATTTAGATACTGTAATTGATGATATGAAAGAATTGATGACATACAAAAAAGGTTCTACTCAATATGTAAGTAGAACCCTAAAAAGAGGAGATAATATTAAGATCTATTCTTAATCATTCTTCAGCAAGACGCTGGAAGTATGACAGAGCATCATCCTCTTCTGTGGTAGTTTCCAGAGAAGGTTCAGGTGCAGGGTGAGGAGTTGGAGTTGGGAACTTAGGAGTAGGAGCAGGTCGCGATGCAGCCCAGTCGGGTTGATAGTTTCCACGATCTTCACTTTCATCCTCAAGTTCTTCATCAACTGAAGAACGAGAAGAAGACTTTTGACCAAGAACCATCTTCAGACGAGTCTCAAGTTGCTCATAAGACTTAAACTGATCAGCAGCAGTTAGAGCAGTTAGTGAATACTGCTTTTTCCAAATTGCCTCTAGTGCATCATCATCATCAAGCAAAGCAGAGACACGATCAAACTCAGAAGAATCATAGTTCCAATAACCAGCAACCTTCTTCAGTTTCAGTTTGAAATTGGCACCCTGCCAGAAATCAAAGGGATTGATTGCCTCTTCGTCTTCAAACTCAGGTTGCATTGCTTCCATAATCTTATCAAAGATTTTCTTACCAAACTTATAGAGGAAGACTTTACCTTCATTGTGAGGATTTGCTTTGTCCTGTACCACGTAGATATTAGCATAGTAGGACAGTTTACGCTTTTGCTTACGAACAGTTTCTTTATCTGCTTCGTTACCACTGTTCCACAGTTCTCGATTATATTCACCGAGAGGATCTTTCTGACCAATAGTAGTCAATGAGTTCTCAATATACCATCCACCAGGACCTTGAAAGGCATGAGAGTACATCTTTGCCCAAGGAAGTTCTTCTCCTTCGGGTGCGGGGAGGAAACGGATCACGGCATAACCGTTGCCGGTCTTATCCATTTCAGGTTTCCAGAGACGGTCATCTCCACCGCCACCAGTATTATTCATCTTCTCAACTTCCTTGACTAGTTTAGAAGTCAGGGAACCAAGAGAAGATTGCTTTTTAAGATTTGAGAAAGACATAGGATTTTTTAGATTGATTGGATTTGGCTTGTGTGTACTTCGGTATTCTACATGTCAACGTCTGATTTGTCAATCTGAGTTTTCATAGAATCTAACATTTGATTCATATTATCGAATATCAGATTCATGTTGACATCGGAAGGAAGGCCCATCATTTTGGCAGATTCCAAAATGCGATCCTTCATTTCTTTTGCTTCTGGATCATCAGACAAACTCAAACGAGTATATAGTACTTTTTGTTTGTCAAGTAATCTTTCAAGCATACTTACATGAAAAAGTTTTTCTTCTTTATTCATTGTCGGAAAAGAAAAGACACCTTTATAGACATCTTCCTGCAATTCCTGAATTTCAGTCATTTCAGCACGAACAACTTCTGAGTCAAAAAAACTCATATCATTCTTCCTCTTCTTTGCTTTCTTCAATTTGAGTTAAAGCATCGATAGCTCCAAGAACTTTATAATATGTAATTTTCAATTGTTCCATTTGTTGCTCAAGTTGAGTTTTTTGTTCGGTGAGGTTATTGAGTACCTCATAATTTTGTAAAGGCATAGTTAATTCAAAACGATTTCTTTAAGTATTTTCTTGTAACGAAATACATCAATATTTAGAAAGGGAGAATACTTCTTAATTCTCATATCGACGGTTTCCCACACTGGATCTTGAATATTAGAATTAAATTCTTTTCGATATCCAAGAATTCTATCTAAGATTACCATAGTTTCAATCGATATGTTTCCACCCAAATACTGCTTAAGAATTATTGGATGTCCACTTTTAAATGAAAGAGCACAATCTAAACTAGAATCCCTAAGAATCATTTCCATTTCTTCTTTAAAAATATAAGAAAGGGACTGATTTCTTTTCTTCCATGCAGTGTATCGCCCTTCACCCTCTCTCATCATTTCACCGATCCAGAGTTTACTTGGATCAGTGCAAGTAATAAAATTAGATACAAAGAATTCAATTACTTCTTTATCATCTTTGTTTCGTGCTAGTTTCTCAAACCAAAAACGATCTTTCCGTTTATAGAAAGACTGTACGGTCGCACGACTCTTTCCACAATACTTGTGGTAGTCATACTTCTCTTTGGTAAAATGATTTTTCAAAGAAAGGTATTGTTTATAGGCGTCAAATGGCATCACAAAAAATTATAAAAATTACAGAGGTAGTTTTGCTCTAGAATTTCTTCTAAGGAAATTGAGTTCCATTGCCTCATATTTAAGTTTTTCTTTCAGAGGTTTGGTTATCAATTTAGGAACTGACTCTAAATCAATACTACTTTGGTCACAGAAATGAATAATAGCATCAATATAATTCATGTCAGAATTATCTTTGACAAGTTCTTCGATTTCTTGAACAAATTTAGTTGATGATATAAATTTGTCTTTAAGTTCTTTTTCTAATTCATTCCCCATTACTTGTCCCAATACTGTTAGATACAAATTCTTTTATATAACGAACTAATAATTTAATATAATCCCCTTTGTTCCTTTTGTCAAATACAGCTACCTCACCACCAGGAGTGACCATAATAGTAATAAGTTTTTTGACAGAGATACCAGTTAACTCATAATAAGCAGAAGCATAAAACATCTCTTGAACAAAGTAGTTTTCTAACCACTTTTCTGGTTTGATTTTTTCAGAAGTCTTAAAGTCAATGACTGCGAGTTCTCCTTCATACTCTGCGATGCAGTCTACTCTACCCGCCAATCCAAGGTACTTTGAATATAAAGTCCTTTCTATAGCGTGTACATTATTTATCTTATCTAGATATGGTTTGGCATGATAAAACATGAACTTTGTCAGAGGTTTGAAATCATCCCAGTTGATTTCTTTATTCAACATATAAAGTTCTGTCGCTGCATGAAAATCTGTTCCACGGGACGTTGCTTTTTTTGTGATTCGATTGGCTTCTTCAATGCCAACTCTCTTACGCCAATCAACAAAAATCTGTCGATTATAGAAAGACGTGACAGAAGTAATAGAAGGCACCCACTGACCATCTGGAAGATTGTACAAGCGGATGCCATTCGTTTCTTTTTTATTTAATTCAAGATCACCGAGATAATTATGATGAATAAAGTTCATAAACCAAGTTCGTTTTTAGCAAGTAAGTATTCTTTACATAGTCCGGATCTAACAATATCTTCAATATCAAATTCAATGATATCCATGGAAGGCATAATACGAAGTATTTTCATAAAATCTGCAATACCATTTCTTTCATTTTGTTTGGTAAGATCTGTTTGTGTTGCATCTCCACAGAACATGATTTTTGAGTTCTCGCCAATCCTTGTAATAATACTATCAAGTTCATGATAGTTCAAATTCTGAAATTCGTCAACAATAATGATTGCATTATCAAGAGTTGTTCCACGAATAAATGATGTTGACCAAAAACTAATCGTTCCTTGCTGCTTTAAATTTCCATAAAGCATTTCAAAATCAGAATCTGATGTTAGTTCAAACATGAACTTTACCATATTTTTATATGGAATCTGATACAAAGATGATTTGTCTTCATGATCTCCTGGAAGAAATCCAATCTCTCTTGTTGCAACAAGAGATCTTACAATATAAATTTTTTCATATGGAGTTTTTAAATCAAAAACATCCCTTAATGCATTATAAAGAGTTACAAAAGTTTTTCCAGTTCCTGCTGCGCCATATGCAACAATATTTTGATCATTTTTGTAGCATCTAAACAGTTCTTCTTGATTTTTTGTGAGAGGTTCTACATCTCTCATCAAGTCTGAATTAATTGGTTTTTTTCTTTTCATTTGCTTAGTGCTCATTCCGAATGGA